TTAATCAAAAAAAAATGGGTAAAGTAATTTTAGAATTTGATAGCGTTGAAGAACAAGACGAAGTAAAAACGGCACTCGATGGTTATAAGTGGAAAATTGCGATTTGGGACTTAGATCAAAAGTTACGCAGTATAACTAAATACGGAGAAAGTTTAATTCAAGATTCAGCAAGCGAAATAGAACAAGAAATTGCAATAGCTATGCGTGAGGAACTAAGAAACGTTTTAAACAGTTACAATTTAAACTTAGATTAAATGACAAACGTTAGAAATTATACAGCTACTCAATTACTAGACAAAGTAAAAACGATTAAAGGTTTCAAAGGTATTCCCGAAACTTATTGGATTTTATCTGTGCGAAGTAATGAAGATGAAACGGATAAATTTGATGATAAATGTTATTTGTTTCGTGGATCAAAGTTTGTGCTTGTAACTTCGTGTACAACTAACAAAGGAAACAAAGGTACTGGCGTTGTTTGTGCGAATGTTTGGAACTATGGCGCGTGGATTATAGGCAAACATAAAGGCAAAGTTAAAGCGGGACTTCAAAGAGTTGGTTTTCCTTATCAAAGAGATTTTACTGCAGACGGCAAAACGAATCCAACGACTGAAATTAAAACAGATATTAGAGGCTTCAACTTTCATCCAGCGGACCATGATATTAACCGTAAAATTGTAAAGAAAAATATTGGGGGTTGGAGTGAGGGTTGCATTGTACTTAATGACATACCAACATATTTGAAAGTGATTAATTTGTTAGAGCCTCAAAAGATTTGGTCAATGGTTATAGTTGACGAATTTTAACTAACTTTGTTTTTTCATAAATTAATTTTTAGTTTTCGTTTAGGTAAATTAAGGCACTTCGAGAGGGGTGCTTTTTTCGTTTTGCCGTTCATCATTGATATTTACCGTTCATCACAATTGTAGTAATTTATCGAAAATGAGTTAGTAGATTTGCTGAAACTTTAAAATTAATTAAGATGAAAAACGAAAAGAGAATTTATTTAGTAGTGTTTGGATTGCATGCTTTAGTATTAATCGCTTTATGTTTTATTTAGTATGGAAAATTTCCCACTATTCGAGTTGAAAGCAAAACTCAAAGAAATCGAAAAAAGACTTTCGGAAGATGTGATTATAGATTTACGTTTCCAAAGTGAAATAATCGAAGACGAATTAAAAGTAAAGCAGTTGAAAAGATCGATTGCTATTTTAGAATCTAATAAGTATTGAGATGAAAAAAACAGCAGTAGAGTGGTTATTTGAACAATTATGGAATAGTGATAAAGATAAGTTTGTTTGTCATTCTTTATTAGAACAAGCCAAAGAAATGGAAAAGCAATTAATTATGTCAGCATTCACTAAGGGCGAATTTTTTAGTTCGGATTATTTTGATGTTTGCGCCCCAAATAAAGATTGTAGTGAAAATTATTATAAAGAAACTTTTAAAAAATAGTATTTTATTAAAACTAAATTACTATATTTGCACAAACGAAAATTAATTAATTATGGAAAACAATTTAGACTTATGGAATAGAGTTGAAAAAACTAATCCAAAGTACACAAAGAAAGCTAAGATTTCAGGACATGAAATAACAGCTATTGCACCGCAGTACCAAATCATGCAAGTAACGGAAGAATTTGGAGTTTATGGGCAAAAATGGGGGTTTAAAAATATTACTTTAGATTACTCACTTGCAGAAAAATTTAACATTGTAGTTTTTAAAGGTATTTTCTTTTTTCCAAATGGAGAATTTGAGATTATCAATTCATGCAAAATGTACATGGATAGAAATTGTACAATGGTTGACGATAACTTTGCAAAGAAAATTGAAACCGATGCTTTGACAAAGGCAATTTCTAAGTTAGGTTTTAACGCTGATATTTTCATGGGTAAATTTGACGATGTTAGATATGTTGAAGAAATGAAAAAAGAATTTAAAGAGCCTAATCCAAGCATTTCAGATGAAAGATTTACCAACGCATTACAAGCTATTGCAGACGGAAAAGCAACAAAAGAGGATTTAATTAACAATTTTACATTAACCGCTAATCAATTAGCACAATTATAATAATCATGCAAGAGAATCACATTTACGACATCGATAGAGATGCAGAAGCAAACGGTTGGGCAAACGCTCAACCAAACGCTAACTTTGACTTAGTAGTAGCAAAGGATAGTTTAGTTCCCACTGTAGAGGGATTTATCAAAACGCTTAACGAGGGCGTGGATAATGGAGAATTGAAAGCCTTAGAAGTTTTCGCAGTTTACAAGAAGCTGGAAAAGATATTCGACGAAGCAAAACGCAAAGTAGAAGAAACAGCAATGGACGAAGCTAGAAGCTACGATAAAACTTTTGTAATTGCTGGAGTTGAATTTACATCAAAAGAGGGTAGCAAGTTATTAAACTATTCAGAAGATTTCCTTATTCAAGAATTAAGCGAAAAACTTAAACAACGCCAAGAGTTAATTAAGGTCGCTACGGCATCAAAAGAAGCGATTTACGACGCTGACGGTATAGAAGTAACAAAAGTATCTTTAAAGCCAACAAAAAGCAGTTTAATGGTTAAATTTAAAAACAAGTAAATATGAGTGCAATTATCCAAATGTCAATTGATGTAACAAAGATTGACAAATCAAAACTTAAAGACGGAAAATATTTGAATGTAAGTATTTCTGTAAACGATGAAACGAAGTACGACAATAACGTTTCAATGTGCTACAACCAAAGCAAAGAAGAGCGCGAATCAGGAGCAAAGAAAACATACTTCGCTAACGGTAGAGTAATTTGGACTGACGGAAGCATTAAAGTGGCTGAAAAAGCTATTCAGAATGATATTCCAGCGGGTAACGAAACTTTACCAAATACAGATTTACCTTTCTGATCTAAATTAATTTTATTTTTAAGTCCGCTATTCCTAGAGTTTAGCGGATTTTTTAATTTATTTTCAATTATTATTTAAAAAAGTATTGTTTAATTAAAAAGTTTTAGTACATTTGCGTATATCTAAAACGAAAAAGTTATGAGAATTAAAGCAAAAATTACAAGCAAATCAAAAGCGAATAGACTTCGCAGAGTTACTAAACACGCATTTACTAAAACCAAAACGGCTTATCACTGGAGTGTATATTTTGATAGAATGTGTATAGGCAACTATTACATGGATTCTAACTACATAATGCAACACAAAATTACTTACGATTACATTTTAAACGACTAAGTTATGGCTTTCAATAATTTTAACTACGATCACGAGGGAATCACTTTCGAAGTGTTTTATAAAAAGAACCGTGAAGATGAACCAGTCATTGAACGAATCATGTTAGGTAAGCATGATGTAACCGATGAGATTCAAGAAACAGATGTTTTTAGCTTCATTGATGATACGTTAACCGAAAAATGGAGAAACGATGACTTATAAACATAGGGCGGTTTAATTACTGCCCTTTAAAAAACAAATAATGGGTTATTCAGGAGTTATATTTGCAATGATGGAAAGCGCAAAAGAAATAGAAAAACAAAGAAAAATTAATAAATTAAACACCATGAAAAAAGAAGAAATTTACGTTGTAATTGACAGCGAAGAAAAAAGAAATAGAGCAATTCAGATTTTAAGTGATGCTGGGGAAATTATAACTAACGAATCAGTATTATTAAATGAATTTTATAATGTGCCAATGAGTCTTTGTTTTGATTTGGGTTGGTATTGTATTAAAATGAAAGCACACAGACAAGAAATAACCTTAAACCAACTAGAGCAAATGTTAAACCCTATAAAAGAAGTTGGAATGTCTTTAGATGCACTTAAATTAATAGCTGAAAGTTGGGGTTTTGAGTTAGTAGAAAAGAAACGAGAAATAAAAATTGGGGATTTCGGGAAGTTTTGGAGTGATAATAATTGTTATTTTGTTGGTTTTTTGCAAGATGTTTATAAAATTTCAGAAACAAATAAATGTGTGTTTCAAATGAAAGATTATGGAACTTTTTGTTATTTCGCCTACCTAACAGACGAAGAAAAAGCAAACATTCAAGAAAATTGGTAGTATGAAACTAACAATTGAAATAAATTATACCAATTCAGTTGAGCGTGTAAGACATCGACAAAAAGCGGAGGAACTTATACGGTCAGGACTTGAAAGTTATTCGTGTAAAGACTTTTCATTTGCGATTAACAAAGAAGTGAAACAAGAATTTCCCAGTATTAAATTGGTTAGATTTGAGCAAATAAACGGGGAAAAATGTATGATAATCCCTAGTAAAATGAATTTTTAATGAAGCGTTGTTATAAGTGCGATAAAAGGAAACCTTTATTTTTATTCAAAAAGGATTCTAGCAAGTACCAAATTAAATCCAGCAAAGGAAAATGTATTTGTTGCAAAAAATGCAACGTTAAGCAAGCCTTTAAAGTTGGCGGAGTAATGAAAAGAATAGAGGGTAAGTTTACCTTTGTAGAGTTAAGTAAAATACAAATAATCAAATATTTTTTAAAATGATAATAGAAGAAGTAAAAGTAGGTCAAAAATGGAGTAACGTAACAAGACCGCAGATAGTAGAAGTAATATTTACAAACGTGAATAAGTACGGAGTTAAATTAGTAACGTACAATGTTATTAAACCAACATCTTACAATCCATTAACAGAGTTTACAGTTCCAGAATATAGATTTCTAAATATTTATGAAAAATAAAGAGCCACTAGATAAATACATCGAGTATTTTAATCCACGAAACCATGAACAATATCGTTTCAGTTACTTGGTAACAATGAAGAAACTAGTATTTGTTCACTTGAGAAAGCAAGGTTATAGCAAGCGAGAATTAATGCAAGTTTTCAGATGCAATATTTCAAGCATTCGACATTTGGAAAACACCTCGCATATTTTCAATGACACTCCCGAACAAACGTTTCAAAAGGATTGGATGTGGTTTATTGCAAGCGGTCAAATTCCAATTAGAAAAATGAATATGTTGGGAACCGACGGAAATCAATGCACAAATTTTGAAATGAAATTGATAAAAACGCTAGACAATTAAAAAGTTTTAGTATATTTGCCAAATGATTCGCTTCGACATTATAGAATCTAAAAAGTTTAGAGCCATTCAAAGGCGTAACAAGGTCGAAGCTGTTACAAATTTGAGTGGCTTTTTTAATTTAAAAATTATGGATTATAACAAATTCCTAGAAACAAAGAAAAAATCATTTATCAGTTCAGGTTTTGAACTCGATGAAAATGAATTGAACTCAAATCTATTTGAATTTCAAAAGTACATTGTAAAAACTGCATTACAAAAAGGTCGTTTTGCAATATTTGCAGATTGTGGACTTGGTAAAACTTTGATGCAATTATCATTTGCAGATGCAGTATCAAAGAAAACAAATATGCCAGCTTTAATTTTAGCACCTTTGGCGGTTACAAAACAGACTGAAAGAGAGGGTAAAAAATTCGGCATCAATATGAAAGTAATGGATGTTACCAATTATGAACAATTGAAAAATATTGATACTTCAAAATATAGTTGTGTTATTCTTGATGAAAGTTCAATTTTAAAAGGTCGAGACGGTAAACTTTCAAACTTAATTATTGAGACTTTTAAAAATACTCCGTACAAATTAGCTTGTACTGCTACGCCTAGTCCAAACGATCATATGGAATTAGGTCAACACTCTGAATTTTTGGGCGCAATGTCTTATCTTGAAATGCTTGCAATGTTTTTTGTTCATGACGGTGGGGAAACTTCAAAATGGAGACTTAGAAAGCACGCAAAAGATACATTTTGGAACTATGTATGTACGTGGTCTATTGCTGTTGATAATCCTGAAACTTTAGGTTTCACAATGAACGGTTATAATTTACCTGAAATTGAATACATCGAGCATATTATACCAGTTGAAAACAATACAAATACTTTATTTGGAGATGTTGCAGTAAGTGCTACCGACTTACATAAAGATTTACAACGTTCATTTGACAAAAGAATTGAAAAGACGTTAGAACTCGTTAATTCAAATAATGAACAATGGATTGTTTGGGGGCTTAAAAATAATGAAACCGATACCGTTTCAAAGTTGATTGACGACTGCGTAAATGTTCAAGGTTCTGACAGTCCTGAATATAAAGCAAAACATTTAAACGGGTTTTCTGACGAAGAATTTAGAGTATTGGTAACAAAGACTTCAATCGCTTCATTTGGTATGAATTACCAACAATGTCATAATATGGTTTTTATGTCTTATGATTTCAAATTTGAAGCGTTTTATCAAGCCGTTAGACGTTGTTATAGATTTGGTCAAAAAGAGAAAGTAAAAGTTCATATTTTGATTCCTGAAAGCCAAATTAACGTAAGACAAACAATTATTGAAAAAGGTCAAAGACACAAAGAAATGATTTCAGAAATGAGTAAATACTCTGCTGAAACGAATTATAAATCAAATAAAAGTAAATTTACCGTGAAAAATAAAGAAGTAAAAACAAACGATTACCATGTTATAAATGGTGATTGCGTTCAAGAAACTGCGAAACTACCTGACAATATAGCAGACTTAGTAATTTTTAGTCCTCCATTCGCTGAATTATATGTTTATTCAGATAAAGAGGAGGATATGGGTAACGTTTCAGATTACAAACAATTTGAGCAACATTTTAAGTTCCTTATTCCTGAATTAAAACGAGTTTTGAAAGACGGGCGTATTTGTGGTATTCACGTAATGGATCTTCCAATTCAAAAAGGTAAAGAGGGGTATATCGGTTTACGTGACTTTTCAGGAATGTTAATTGATTGGTTTCAAGAAATGGGATTCATTTATCATTCACGTGTTACTATTTGGAAAAATCCAGTAACTGAAATGCAAAGAACAAAAGCGTTAGGATTACTTCATAAAACTATCAAAAAAGATAGTTCAATGACTAGGGTAGGTATTCCTGACTACGTTTTATTTTTCAGAAACGAGGGGGAAAATTTAGTTCCAATTACGCATCAAGATAAAGACTCAAGTCAGAAAGACTATTTACCAGTTGACCTTTGGCAAAAATACGCCAGTCCAGTTTGGTATGATATTGACTATTCAAGAACTTTGCAATACCGTTCAGGGCGTGACGGAAACGATGAAAAACACATTTGCCCGCTTCAGTTAGATACAATTGAAAGAATCATTCATTTATACTCAAATGAGGGGGAAACAGTTTTAAGTCCATTTGGAGGTATTGGTAGCGAGGGATTTTGCGCTTTAAAAATGAATCGTAAATCAATATCAATTGAATTGAAAGAAAGTTATTTTACTTTAAATGCAAAAAACCATAAGGATTGCGTTGAAGAAAAAAACTCTACTTTAACGCTTTTCGATTGATTAATTTACTATCTTTGTTTCACGGTTCTGAATAATAGATGCACATTTTATTCAGTATAAACCAAAAGAAGTTATTTAAAGCCTTGTTTGATGATTAGGGAGTGCATGCCTGAAAGTTGAACGAGGCTTTTGCAATTAATAAACATGCACTAATGAGTAAATCGAAACGTAAAGCATTTAATTTTTTTCTTTCCTACTATGAGATTGGAAAAGAATTAAACGACAAAGATAGGCTACAATTTTACGATGCTATCCTAAAAAAGCAATTTGAGAATATTGATACTGAATTAACTGGTATGGCTAAATTTGCGTACATATCTCAAAGTCATTCTATTTACTCACAAACAAAAGGATATTTTGATAAAACTAAAGACCCTATGTTTGACCCTACCGTAGGGGGTACGCAAGGGGGTATGGTAGCCCCTGCCGTACAAGAGAAAGAGAAAGGACAAGTACAAGAGAAAGAGAAAGGGAAATATCTTATGTCCGAAATTATCATTTCAGACGTCCCACAAGACCAAATTGATTATTTCAATGTTGCCAATGCTTTCTTTCAACTATTCCAACAGAACGCAATTGATTTAGATGTGCGCTGGGTACACCTAGACAAACTTACTTACAAACGATGTGTTACTCCGATTCGATTACTTGCGACTAGCGATAACCGAACGCGCGACGAAATGCTACTTGTCTTTGACTTACTCAAAAAGGATTTATTTTGGAAACAGAATATCCAGTCAACTGAAAAACTTAGAGAAAAATTCGATCAATTAATCACTAAAGCACAAAACTATGGCAAAACAGACAAACGAGTTACAAGCGAACCGTACGACCTCAGTTGTTTCGACGACTAGCGAAATCGGAAAAGCGATAAAAACTTTCAACGCGCTAACGGCATACGCTTATACAGATGAACAATTCCTACTTTGGGAACGATTGATAATGAAAGCGCGCCCGCATACAACACCAAAGGAAATAGGTAACGTTGTGATGAAATTAGCAAGCGGAATAGAAATACAAGCAGACCCGAAACTAGGAGTACAAAACATATTAAAACATTTATTCACAAAACAAGAATTACAAGATGCAGAAAACAGACGCCTTGAAGAAGAAATTGCAAACATTGAGAATTAATGTTTCAAATGAAGAATTGAATATTTTGGTTTCTTACGGTCAAGAAATCGAAAAGCAACCTAAAGAAATGGTTAATCCTTCGCTTAGTTTATCTTTAAAGCGTCTAGGAACGCTTTTCTACTCAAAAGAAATAGATATTACCACAGTATCGGAGTTCGTGTCGCAAATCCAAAAAAAACGGGGTAAAATTTCAGTAAAGGAAATTGATTACGTATTTCAAGAAATCATTGATAATAAAACCGACATAAATACTTTTTTTAAACTTTCGGAAATATTAAGAATTATCGACGCGTATTTAGTCAAAAAAGCAAAAGTTGCGCGCGTGTCTTATGAAATTCATAACGAGAATAAAAAAGTTGAGGAGTTCGCGAATGAAGCAAACCAATTCTTACAAGACGCGGTTAAAAAATGGAAAGACGGTCAAGAGCTTACTATTTACGAAAAGTGCGCGATTGGTAAACGCCACGAATTTGATGTAAGGAACGCGGATATTCTCAAAGAGCAAGCAGAAAATGATTTAGACCAAGAAAATAGTAAAATTGTCACGCGACATAAAAACGAGCATTTCGGATTATTTATTGACGAATCACAAAACATTCCAGTATTTTGGACTTTTGAATTATTGTATCACTATTATTTATTCACGCACTTATGACATTTGAAGAACTTAACAAAAAATCATTCTTTGACTTGGTTAACGATGTGTTTAAATTTCCAAATCAGAAAGTAGATTGTAATCATTTCATTTCTTTTAATAGCCATTTTACAGCGACAAAGCAAAAGGAGATAGTTGATGCAATAATCGAAAAGAAAATTGATCCACGAACGAATAAAGATTGCCAGCGTGCAAAAGGAATTATAATCGAAGTTTTAAAACAATTACATTTAACAAACGAATTATGAAGTGCAAAAACTGTAAAGACAAATTTACTCCAAAAACCTTTCTCCAAAAGCACTGCATGGTAAGACCTGAATGCGTTGAAATATTTGTAAGCGAAGTAAAAGCGAAACAATGGAAGAAAAAGAAAGCCGAAATGAAAAAGGAGTTAATGACATTAAGCGACTATTCAAACGCTTTGCAAGTTGTTTTTAACAAATGGATTCGTAAACGTGACGAGGGGTTACTTTGTATTTCGTGTGGCAACATGACCGCAAAGCGAGATGCGGGACATTTTTACAGCGTAGGAAACTATCCAAGCGTTAGATTTGATGAGGACAACGTACACAGCCAGTGCGTACATTGTAACCAATTTCGAGGTGGTAACATTCACGAATACAAAAGATGGTTAACGCTTCGCATAGGACAAGAAAGAATTGAAGCGTTGGAGAAACGAGCGCACGAAAGCCGAAAATACTCTATTCCTGAAATTAAAGAAATGATTGAAAAATATAAAAACTTATTGAAATGATTTACGACACATCAAAAGAATTAGAAGTAAATAAGCTTTTAAGCCGTTTAGATGCATTATTGAGTAAGAAGTGTATAATTGAGTTAACGGAAAAGAAAAAGACTCGTACACTATCGCAAAATAGTTATTTGCACGTTTGCATAACTTTATTTGCAATTGAAAGCGGAAACCATTTGGAAGATGCTAAGCAACTATTAAAACGAGCGTGCCACTTTATGCACACATTTGACGGAGAAAACACCAAAACGAAACGTACAAGGGATTTAGACACTAAACAAATGACTGAATTTATTGAATGGATTAGAACGTTTGCAAGTATGCAAGGTTGTTACATACCAACTCCTGATGAATACATACAAAATAAGTTTGCAATTGATAGCGAGATAGAGAAATTTAAAGAATATTTATAAAATATTAGTTTATTAAAATAATAATATTATATTTGCTGAAATATTTAAACGAAATGAAGAACGACAGAAACGCTGGAAGAAAAAAAGTAAAAGATGCGGTTATGGTGCAAGCCAAAGTGACTGCGAAATACGCTGACGAATATAAAAAGTTGGCGGAGAATTATCGAGAGTACGAAACTAAAAAATCAAGTGATGCAAAATGAATTATTAATCGCAACGGTTGTTGTAATGTTAACGATCTTATTTGGAGCAATTATCATATCCGAAAACATTAGACCAAAGTACGAAATTAAATATTTGCGTGGTTGGTGGGTAATTAGAGATGTAAAGACTAAAACGCATTTAAGACGTTTCAGCACTAACGAGCAAGCGATAGAGTGGTTTAACAAAAATTGTTTATAAGATGAAAAAAGGTAGTTACTGGTTTTCTTTCTTGAGTGAAGTACAACAAAGAAATTTTAGAGCAAATTGTAAAATTTTTTATCAAATAATGGAAAGTGAAGAAGAAAGTTTTTATCAATTTATTCTAGGTGCTTTCTTTTGGGAAGAAACTCCAGAGGGAGAATGGTATTGGGCTTTAATTGCTAAAAGTGAAGTAAAATGAAAAAAGGTATAGAATGGTTTGCTTATTTAAGTGAACAAGAGCAGAAAGAATTTAGAGAAAATGTAAAAAACGCGGAGAATAATTTCCATGAGTTAATGAATGACGAATATAGATTGTTTGAGTATTTTATTACGCTTGCATTTTGGTACGATGAAACACCGCAAGGTCATGACTATTGGATGGCAATTGCTAAACGTGACGTAAAATGATAACAGAGAACCAACTAAGATCGTTAGACTTTGAGTTTCATAACGATTTAGATATGTATTCATTTGAAGACATAGATGTTTCATTTGATGAATTAGGGATAAAAATATTCTTGAACGACTTTCAAGTTTACGGTATCAACGACCACAGAGATTTAAGTAAATTTATAAAATTGGTTTATGGAGAGTAAGGAGAAAGCAATGGAATTATTTGATAAGTATTATTTTCTGTTAACTTATTTTAGTGAAAATTCTAGCATAGATTCAAGAAGAAAATATGCAATACAATGTGCATTAATTGCAGTTGATGAGATATTAAATCAATGCTTGGATTATCGAGACATAGACTTATGCAGAAGTTATAACTATTGGCAACAAGTCAAACAAGAAATCGAAAAACTATGACAACAGAAAGAATTAAAGAGATACAACTTAAAACAGCTTATCCTGAAAGTTTAAGTGTTCAACAAGCATTGTTAAAAGTATGGAATGAATGTGAACAAGCCAAACAACAACAACAGCGAATAATTGAAATGATGCAGTTATTTGAACAATTAGAAGTAATGCTTGAGAATGGAAATAGCATAAATCCTGATTCAGTAATTAGGAGTGCTATTCAGTTAATGATTGGAAAATATCAAGAAGATGAAAAAACAAATAATTGAACTAGGAAAAAAACATGGATTGAAACTCTATGTAGAATCAAATAAATTTGCATTTGACATTATTGATTATGATGTCAATATAGATACATTTTGTGGCCATTTTATCGGAGTGTACAGACACATGACTGGTAAAACTAGCACGGGAGTTACATATCCAACTGAGTCAATTTTGATTGATATTGAAAAAGATTTAGTAAAATATAAACATGAAAAACTATGAGAAAATTTAACAGAAACGAACCGCTAGAAAAAAACTTTGAGCGTGTTATCTTTGGAGTTGCAATAGTGGTTATTATTGCGATAGTTGCGAAATGTAGTGGCGTGATGCCTGAATAGAAAAAACATGAAAATAATTGAGTATTTAATTTCCATAGGTTACAAGCCATTTAGACACACTAAACTAGGTTTGATACCTTGCATTAACCCTTACGACTATTCAACAATGAGAGAGGGTGGTATTGATGTGAGATTAATAAAAGACAATTCAACTTTTATCTTTGGTTTGCACGAATACAAAAAGCCACCTACTTTAATAAGTCCACGAACACACGAACTGCAAAGAGACGATGAAATGAATAAATTTCTAGCGGAAAATACTCCAGCAGAAGTTTATCAGTTTCTTTTAGACCGTTCGATTAGAAAATAAATTGTAAATTTGAGAATATGAAAAAGCACTATTCTAAAAAGCTGAAAGAAGAAATTGAAAGGTTAGAAAATGATATTTACAAAATAATCGACGGAGATTTTTTAGTGGCTACACATTACAAACTTATTCGACAAACAAAGCAAGGTTTAGAAAAAGTTATTTGGAGCGGAGATAGTTGCAATCATATTTATGAAAATACAATAACAGAAAGTGAAAATTATTTCGAATGTGTAAAATGTGGATTAAAGAAAAATTTTAATTAAATTGAACTATGAAAAAAGTAATTTTATTTGCATCGTTGCTAGTTTTGGTGTCTTGCAAGAAAGAAGAAAAAGAAGAAACGCTTTGTAATTGTGGACTTCTAAAAATGAAAATGGAAACAGATAGAGTATTTATTTTGCAAAATGTTTGCTCCGATAATCTGAAAGTGATTTATAACATTCCCGAAGCGCAGTATAATTCTACGCCACTAGGGCAAGCGGTTTGCATTGATACGTTGACAACATGGTAGTAGCTTTAAAAGTGTTTTTAATAGCGTGGTTTATTACGCATTTTGAACCATTGCAAGAAAGGATTGAACGTTTATACTTAATCAAGCGACTAGAGAAAGTAATCGACATTGTAACGTGTTTTAAATGCTTATCATTTTGGAGTGTGCTAATTGTTACATGGAATGTATATTATGCTATCTTTGCATCGTTAATAGCTTATTTGTATGATTCTATCACAGAGCGAAATTGATACTTGGCAGACGCACCCAAGTGACAGTAAAAAGGATATGTTGACTTGTCAGCGTATCTTTTTGGCGTATAATAGCGATGCTGAATACTACTGTATGTGTAGTAAGACAAAGCGAAAAATTAAGCGTGTACAGTTTAATGAGTGGTATGCAAAAGTCACAAATTGATAACTACGTAAATGAAAATTATCAGTTACTTTTAAAAGTTTCTAGCGACTTTGTGCGACGAAAAAAAAGAAATTTTGATCCAGAGATTGTAATTAGTGAGGCGTATATCCACGTTCTAAAATGCAAGGATAAAATCGAAACAATCGGACAACTGCAATCTTATTTTTTTAGTAAGATAAACCTAGAAATTTGCAAACAAAACAGCGTAACGAATTACCAGTTCAAAGAAAGGCATTCGGAGTTGATAGGTATCGAAAGACAAGAAGAAAATAATATCCTATTAGAGATAGAACACGACATCAAACGGAATAGCCAAAAAGCACAAATCGAAGCGTATAGGCTAAATTTGAAATGTAGTATAAAAAAGATTATCTTTGAAGCGTATTTCATAAAGAGATACAGAACAGTAAGGGATTTCGCTAAATACTTCAATCTAAGTAAGCAAACAGCGAATGATTTAATAAATGAAATGAAACAAGAAATTAGAAACCATGGCAAAATTTAAAGAAGAATTTGAGAATTGTATCGTAACGGTAAATTCAAAAGCGATTGGAAAAATCCAAATTAACACATCAGAAGTAAATCCTAATCATTGGGCAAACATCAAAGAATTTGCATTTATGTTTGAGGAAGAAACATCACAGAGTGTCATCAATGATACTCCGTCAAATGAAAACAACGGATTAGTAGCTGATAGTTACGCAGATTTCACATTGAACGAATTACGTGAACGTTTCCCGAATATCAAAGCGACAAGTAAGAAAGCGTTTATCGAACAAATTGAGGAGTAATGGAAGCCGAACTGTTTGAAAAAATATGTTCAGATTTGGAGAGAACTCACTTAGGGTTACTCTCCATTTGTCGTAATAATGGACTAGCGACAGAGAATGCTTTTAGGAATCATTTGAAAAAAAGTGAACTGAACGAGGAGAGGTACACGCGTGCGCGCGAGAAACAACTTGATTACCTTGAGGACTTGCTTAGGGAAATATCATTTGAAAACTGGAATGATTCTACAGTTAAAGGAACTGTAAATATTGGAAGTAATGCAATCGCTAGAGATAGATTGAAAGTTGACACACTTAAATTTATTCTTTCCAAACTTAGACCGCAGAAATACGGCACTAAAATAGAACATACGATTAAATCAGAACCTAGAGTATTTAAAATCGATTAGTATGGATAAAATAACTAAATATGATTACTATACTAACGTTAGGCGCGAAGGTGAATACTTCCAATTTCATAAAGCATTAGTTGAAAATAGTTCTTTAAAATTTAGAATAGGTTTTTTAGAAAGTGAAAATAAAAGGCTAAAAAAGAAATTAAAGAAATTTAAAATCGATTAGTATGGCTTTTGAGGTTACCACAGCACTTAGGAAAATGTTAGCCTTAAAACAGCCTATTAAGATTATTCAAGGCTCTACGAGTAGCGGTAAGACGTTCGGAATAGTTCCAATACTTTACGACAAAGGACTTGAAACACCACGAATAAGGATAACAATAGTTGCTGAAACTTTAACAGCCGTTAAAGAGGGCGCCTTAGATATTTTCATTAATTTCCTAATTGACGAGGGGCGATGGAATGATACGAGCTGGAACGCTTCAAGTTTGATCTACACGCTAAGCAACGGATCAAAAATACAGTTTAAATCATTTGACACAGTCGGAAAAGCTAAAGCCAGTGGTAAACGTCAAATCTTATTTTTAAACGAGGCGAATCATATCGACTACGAAATAGCGGATGCGCTTATGATACGAAGCGAAGAGGTTTGGATGGACTTTAACGCGGACATGGAATTTTGGGCGCATACCGAAATACTCCCACAAAAAGAAGTTGACTTCATTAAACTTACATACAAAGATAACGAGGCAATACCGCAAAGGATATTTAAAGATTTAATGCTAAGGAAAGCCAAAGCGGAGAAAGAAGAGAAAAGCGGGAATAAAGGTTATTGGTGGAATTGGTGGCAAGTGTATGGCTTAGGTGAAATCGGACAACTGCAAGAATCTATCTTTGAGGTTTGGGAACAAGTGGATAAAAAGCCTGAGCGCTTTCAACAATATTGCTATGGATTGGATTTTGGTTTTGTACACCCTACGGCACTATGCCGTGTTTGGTATTTTGAAGATGAAATCTTTGTTGAAGAAATTATTTACCGTGAGGGTTTGACAAGTGGTCAACTCGTTAGCTTAATGCAGTCCAAAGGGATTGAGAATAGCATTGAGATAATTGCTGACTACGCGCGCCCCGAAATGATACAAGATATTAGAAATGCTGGTTACTATGTTTTGAACGCCAACAAGAACGTTAAAAGCGGACTAGACAAACTCAAGCAAAAGAAAGTGTTTGTACATTCTGATAGTTCTAATATCATTCGTGAGAATAAGAAATATCGCTACAGAAAAATTAACGGGGTGCAAACGGAAGAACCGCTCAAACTGTTTGACGATGCGATGGATGCGATTAGATACGCTAATTTATGGGTAGATAGTTATTCAGGCACCGACATTGGCGAATCATTCTCAATGGACATGTAGCAAATAAATCCTATTTTAAGTATGGCAATAACGATTGAAAGTACAAATCAAAGCACACTAAGCGCAGGCTACAATCCTTTGCGTTGGTATTTGAGTAGTACAAACGTAAACGAGAAAGCATTTAGATACATTGTCGAAGTGTACAACGCTGACGGATCAGGAGATAAACTTTTTGAAAAGAAATACGCACCTAGACCAGTTGACGGTTGGGCGGAAGTAGATATTTCTAGAGATGTACAAAACTTTTTAAGCGCGCATAATCCTTTTCAAAACTCCGATGCTCAAAACGCTTTAGAACATTATTTGAAGTTTGACATTCGCTTTGGTGAGGAGTATATTGTAGCGTGGGATTTTGATGATTATATTTTTGATAGTGGATTGACGGGTTTCAATCAAACGCCAAACGTAACGCCTCACCCGTTTATCGTTGGTGACCAAGTAAGAGTAGAACTTAATACTACTTACAATGATTTTAGGGATGCTTTAAATGGTTTGTTTACGGTTACAATAGAGCCTGACAATTATACGGTGGTTACTCAATTGCCGTGGATTGGTTCGGGCGGTGCGACACCCGGTAAGATGTACTACGCTGATAATAGAAAATCTCGTTTCTTGAATCTTACACGACAAACGAAATTATCTACTGCAAATATTGCTATACCACTAAAAGATATGAATTCTTTCACTGGTGCGCAATTTGTTTTAGGTACTCCAGTTGTTGGAGAGTTTTTAACCAATATGCCACGAATCGTTAAACAAAATCCAAATCAGGATAATTGGCTTGCGTTTTTCAATAACTACATTTCAAGAACTTTACGCATTACTTTTGAGAATGACTTAGGAGATATTGCATACCGTTCAATAACTGCAACAACTGCGCAAGGGATTATACAAGTCGCTAGCGGTTTAGGTAATCAAGGAACTTTGACGGTCGATTCAGGAACTTTACCAATCGTAAAGGATAACGCCAAAATCGTAAACGTTTATTTGACCAATACGAGTGGAACACCGTTAACTGAAGTTATCACATACCAAATTGATAGACGTTGCAATATTGAAGATTACGAAATAGTTTTCATGGATAGACTAGGAACGTTCGCCAACTTCGCTATGCAATTACGTGCGTATGAAAAAGGTCAAGTAAACCGATTGACTTACAATAAACAATTTGGAAACGTTTACGCTGGACTTGTGACGTTCAACACTTGGGAAAGTGGCACGACTACTTACCACGTTGATAACACCAAAGAATTAACTTTAAACACAAATTATTTAACCGATGCTGAAAGCGTTTACTTTGAGCAATTAATGACAAGTGGGTATGTGTTTTTAAAAGTTGGTAACGATTATTTCGCGTGTCAAGTGACTGAAAGCGGTTACGATGTTGAACGATCTAAAAACGGGAACTTAATCCGTAAAACTATTAACGTACGTTACGCTGTACAAAATCCGATTAACGCATGACGGTAACTAGAATTAGATTAATAGGGGATTACTTTAATGTTGGTATAAACGATTATTTAGAGGTTGCAGAAAACGTTGTAGTGCCTTTGAATTTTGGAGTGTCAGACGTTAGGGACTTGACAAGTAAAACGGGTTCTTTCAGTAAGTCGATTAAAATTGTAGGAACGAAACATAACAACCTTGTCTTTGATGACATATTCGATGTTAACGCTGTAACCTTAGAATTTAATATCAACACCAAACAAGCGTGTTTGATTGAGCAAGACGGTGAGATAGTATTGGATAACGCAATTATTCAGTTAATCGACGTAGAAAAGATTTCGACTGGCATAGGCAACGATGAGCAAATCATGTACACTGTTACCGTGAAAGATACCGTTTCGGAGTTGTTTACCGACATAGGTAGTAAGTTGCTGACTGACTTAGATTTTAGCGACTTAAACCACACATATCAAGCGAGTGATGTAATTGCAAGTTTTGACCATGTAAAGGAGGATGGCTATAAATACGTGCTACCAATCACCGACGATGCGCAATACAACCTTACGGAAATGAAGCCCGCTGTTTATGTTTGGCAGTATCTTAACCGTATATTTTCAAACGCTGGTTATTCGTATCAGTTAGATGAAATGCAATCAATCGGTATTGATAAAATGCTGATACCTTACAACGGTGGTAAATCAAAAATTAGTACAACTGTTCAAGATGAATCACAGGTAATAGCTGAGGACAATTCAGAGCAATATTTGACGTATAATAACCAACCAACGTTTTGGAAAAAAATAGATGTTAATACAGAAATTTCAGACCCAAATGGATATTATAATCCAACGCTTTCACAGTATACAAGTGCGTTTTTTATTAGTCCACCTAATAATTTAGAATATCAAATTGAGGTTAATCATAGTTTATTTGTTGAAAATTTAGAAAGTGTAAACATAAGAGTAGAGGCACCATCACAGCAATTAACAACGCGCCCTTTATTTAGAGTTTTAAACCAAGCAAACGTTGACACGGGTGATGCATTTGGATTTTATAATAATGTTTCAAGTGGCTTTACTGTAAACTCAGACGGCGCATCTGTTATTCCAGATACTTATGTTTTTAGCCCTGGAGAAACTTTGATTTCAAGTGGTACAAATACTATAAATATTTCAACTTCAAATATTAATTTTAATGATGTTTTAAGATTAGGTGCTTTACCACAAACAAATACAATACCGTCTTTTGTTATTATCGGAGGCGGGGGTGGTAGTGCAAACACTAATTTTTCAATGGTAATAAATTACATTAAAATTAGAATTGTACCAAGTGGCGAAAGTTTATCGTTTGGGCTTCCCGTAGTAATGAATGATTTTATTCCCGCCAATATCAAACAAAGCGACTTTCTAAAATCTATTTTCACGTTGTTCAATCTTTTTGTCATTCCAAATGTTGATAATCCGAAAGATATTATCTTAATGACTAGGGATAAGTATTACGATAGTGGGCGAACGTTTGACGCAACAAACAAACTTTGTAAGGAGTTACCGCATACTTTGACATTCTTACCTGAGTTAACCGCAAAGAAATTAACATTAACCTATGCAAGCGACACCGATGCGTTAAACGTTGGTTACCTTAAAAATGTGAACGAGGTTTATGGACAAGTACAATACACATTCGATAACGAGTACATAAAAAATGAAGTAAAGAAAGATGTTATTTTTGGGGCGTCTCCTTTTGTTTCAACTCCATTCGGTGCAACTGTATTCGGAGTAAATGGAAGCGAGCCTAAAACACTACCAAGAATAGTTTTTGACGGTGGCAAATATCCTTGCGGTTATTATCAAATCAATGATACACCAACTCAATGGATAAGCGTAAATGAATATCCGTTTGTTGGTCACTTCGATGCACCCGTAAACGCAAACAAAGATTTGAACTTTGGCACGTGTGACTATTACTTTGATAATAACTACGGTACTATTCCTTACAATAACTTAGGGAACACCTACTGGAGGAGAACGGTTGCGCAAATCAATAGCGGTAAACTCTATTCTGTTTATTTGAATATAAACGCGTTTGAGATTTCACAAATGAGATTGAACGATAAAATCTATTTAGATCGTTCTTATTGGGTAATAAACAAAGTTATTGACTACGATGCAAACAGCAACGCCCCTACAAAGTTCGAGTTATTAAGTGTTGACCAGGAAGTAACATTACCAAAGTTTAGGATACCGAAACCAACTAAACCGAGTAAAAACGATGCTGGCATTAAAGTTCCAATAAAGGATATCATTAAAAAACGTTACGATTCTTTGACTAGCGATAGCTCAAGCGGTGGCGTTATTGTATTAGGAAACGGAAACCAAATATTAGGAACGGTTAAAAATGCAATTGTAATCGGAGATAATAAGGTAGTAGAAAAAAATGGACTTTACACTGATAATCTTTTTGTAGGAAACAAAGAAATACTTTCGCCTAAATTTCTATTTAAGGCGTTGGTTACTCAGGTAGGTACTGCAAACCCTACAATGGATATTGCAGTTGACCAATTCGGATTAACGATTACAAGAATCAATATAGGACACTATCAATTAACATCGCCAAACGGTGTATTTTTAGGTCAAGTCCTTTGCGTTGCTCAATTTGCAAAGTCAACTGTAGGGTTCATTTCAATAGGTAGAATAAACAATTTTACAGTTGAGATAAGAACAATAGACTCTTCAGGAACTTTAACAGATGGGCTACTAATGAACACCACAATAATAATCGAATCATGGCAGACAAAGTAATAGACATTGATATAAGAACAAACATTGACGGCGTAGTCAATCTTAGGAGAGAGCTTCAACAAACAAAGTTAGCTCTTAGAGAAGCAACCGACCCAAAAGACTTTGATGCGCTTCAAGAACGAGCTGCTAATCTTAAGGATGCAATGGCAGAAATCAATGAGCAAATTAATGCAATAGCTACAGGGTCAAAGTTTGAAAGAGTTTCTAACTCATTAGGGGAAATTAGTGCTGGTCTTATGTCTATGGATTTTGACCGTGTGGTTCAGGGTGCAAACTTGTTTGCTAAATCAGCCAAAGCAATTACGTTTAAAGATGCAATAGGAAGCGTAAAGCAATTAGGAAGTACTTTCATGACTGTTGGTAAGGCAATACTAACAAATCCTTTATTTCTTATCGCTGGAGTTATTGTTTTGATAGGTGTTGGAATAGTTAAATTATTAGATAAATTAGGCATTTTAAAAACTATTTTCAAGGCGATAGGAGACGTTATTGACTTTGTTGTACAAGGAATAAAAGACTTTTTAGATTGGATTGGTTTAACAAACTTTGCCGTAGAGGATGCAGCACAAGCACAAGCCGACGCGTCCGAAAAAGTTGCAAAAGCTCAAGAAGAAAGAACAAAATCAGTTGTTCAAGATATTGATAATGAAATAAGAATAGCAGAGCTTCAAGGTAAAAGTACTGAGGATTTAGAACGTAAAAAAGTTTGGTTAATTGTAAATACGGCAAAAGCAAGATATAAAGCTGACATGGATGCGGCTAAAGCTGCAGCTCTAAAAGGAGATTTAGACCAAGCAGAAATACAAGCCCTTTACGATAAGGCTAAAGCAAGCGGATTAGCTGTAAAACAATCATACGCGGATGTTACGTTTTTTGAAGAAAAAACAAAAGACGATAAGAAAAAGAGAAAGAAAAAAGAAGAAGAAGACAATGCCGAAATAGCTAAGAAAGCGAGCGAAACAAGAAAAAAGAATCAAGACAAAATAAACCAAGAAATACAAAAGGCGGTTCAATTTAACAAAGAAGCGCAAAGGGAAAATGAATTAAACTTACTTTCAGCTCAAGATCGTGAAATAAAAATTTCCAACGATAAATACCAAGCGCAAATAGACCAAGCTATTAAATACAAACAAGATTATTCTCAAATTGTAATTGCACAAAAGAATGCTGAAAATGAAATAAATTTAAAATACGAAACTGAAAGAGTTGCTAAAGCAGAGGAGGCTCAAGCCGTAATTGACCAACTTAATAAAGACTTTCTAAACTCTAGACTTTCAGATATTGACCAAGAAAAATTGGCGGTAAAAGAAAAATACGCAAAGGCAATTGAGGACGCAGAAAAAAACAAATTAGATACAACTGTATTAAAAGCAAATCAAAAAGCCGAAGAAGATGCTATTGACTTGGCATACGATGAAAAGAAAAAGGCTAACGCTATTGAGTTGGCTTCATGGATGAATACGTTTAATACAGATGAAAGAGCGAAATATGTTGCTGACTTAGAGGCTAAACAACTTGAGGATGAAGCGAAATTAAAAGAGGCTAAAGATAAAGGCTTAATTGACGAACAAGCATATCAAGATGCCCTTAAAGCTATTCAAACAAAGACAATTGATGACATTGCAGAATACGACAAGAAAAAAGCAAAGGATAGTTTAAATTCTAAACTTGAAAATATACAAAAGTATGTTGATGCAAGTACGGGTTTAATGACTGCATTGGGTGATTTAGCAGTAGCAACGGCAAAAAAAGATGCTAAAAGCCAAGAACAAGCGGCGCGTAAAAAGTTTGCAATTGATAAAGCGGCCGCGTTGGTTAATGCCGGTATGGCTACGGCTGTTGCAATCGCTAAAGCCTCTCCAAATCCTTTTTTAATGGCATTGGCTGGAGCAACGGGTGCAACACAAATCGGAGTAATTGCAAGTAAACAATTTAATTCGGGTGCTGGAACTCAAACACCAACAACACCAAGTTCGTCGGTAAGTGAACCACAAGCAAACGCAACACCAATATTTAATATGTTCGGTAGCGGTGGCAATGCAAACAATCAAAACGCTGGCGGGGCAAATGGTGGGAATGGTCAAAACATTACAGTAACGGCGGTTGTAAGTGAAACCGATATGACAAACACACAAAACCGTGTTAATTCAATGAAATCAAGCGCATCACTATGACAAGCAAGGCAAAGTTTAATAGCCAATTAGGAGCGTGTACAAGAACGCTAAACGCTGAAATCAAAAAGACGATTGTAGACGTTAAAGCGGTGCGTACTGGTAGAATGAAAAACAGTACCAAAGTAAAGATTGATTACGATTTTAGCAAAGAGGTTTTTACAATTAAAAGTATTAGTTCAACTTTTTACTTTAAATTTGTAGATAAGGGAACGATTTATATTACACCCCGAAACATTACCGACAAAACAATAGGTAAAGATAACGTACAAAAAGCCTTGGATAAGTTATACGGGGTTTGGATAGATTACCAAATAGATAGAGAATTTGAAGTATTTAAAGCGTAATTATGGCATTTAGAACACCCCGAGATATTGACCGACGTTACACACGTAAATTCAAAGAGATAATCTTAAACGCTCCTTTGATTGACACGCGTGCGTTGTATAAATCCATTGATGTAACAGCTGAAATAGATTACAACTTTGGTACATTTATGTCAAGCGATTATACATTTACTGTTAAGATTTACGCAGAGCCGTATTTATGCTATCACATTATTCCTATGCAACTATTATCATGGTTTAAGAACTCACGGTCATTTGACAATACAACACAACGTTATAGGCAGTATTTCAGAGCCTATCTACAAAATGAATATCCGTTATTAAGATTTGATAATGTTACTTTGGAACTAGCAAATATTATTATCGTTAACCAACCCGAGGGCGGTGGGCTTTACAATTTTTACCTAGAGGGTTAACCTTTAAGTTTTAATTCAGACTCCATAGAAAGCCAATTTAAAACCATGATGTGTGGTAAATCTGTAACTTCATTTGCCTTGGTGATGTCACCATTACACAATTGATAAATTAATCTTTGCCAACCCCATTTATTATTTGTTGGTTGCGGTTTGGTTTGTTGTATTTCTTCTTCTTCCTCAAAATCTTCTTCATCCTCTTCTTCCTCAAAAAGTCCTTTGTACTTATCTAGTAATTTTGTACGGTAAGAAATGTAATTTTCAATCGTTGTGTAATGGTCGAAGATAGATTCTTCTTGTATCTTTTCACATTCAAAGGTTAGTATTTCGTAACCTTTAATAGTTGCACAAATCTTATCAATATTCTCAATCGGTGCTTTATCGGTGCAGTAATATTCTAGATCCACAAAGTTCCCAAAACTTAAATGCTTAAATGATTGATTTGATTTTTTGCTAGGTAGTTTGTCTATCCAACTAAACTGTTTTAGTATTTCGTTTAATTCGATTTCGTCTGTATCAAAATAATCGTTTCCAGTAACTATTGAGATACGTTCAATAAGAAATTCAGTAGGGCTTAAATCTTCTTGTTCAAGCCCTACGATTTCTAAAAATTGGTTAACTGTTACGTCTTTCCAACTATTTGCCATCCTCTAAAGATTTCAAAGTTTTCTTTGCTACTAAAGTGATGTAAGGAATAGCAAAATCTGCCTTTACATTATCCTCAAATAACTTTGCTTTAAGTTCTAAATGTGATTTCTCGTAATGTTCATTTACGGTCAAGTCAGCGCGTTTAAAAATAATAGCAAGAATAAAGCTAGGGAAATTTGTTACACCACGTTTGGCACTCTTTTCAATCTCAATCAAATCCTTTGTTTTAAACTTAAATTCGTCACCCGTGTAAGCAACGTATTTGTAACCGTTCAATTCAATTTCTTTAGCTGGCAATTCACTTGTAATAGTCATTGCATTAAAAGACTTAATTAATTCAATAAATGAATCATTATCCATATCGTAAATAATCGCCTCAGGAAGTCCAAGCGTTTTAAACACCTCACAATATTGTTCTAATTTCCCTAACGTTTGAGATTGTAGGATTGTGTAGATTTTGTTAAATTCTTTAAGCGTTATTTCATTCGCTTCATTGCGAAGTTCAAACGTTTCATTGTCTAATTTCAGATTAATCATAATTTACATTTTAGGACAAAGATACAATTTTACCTATTATCGACATGTTACCAGTCTATAATCTTTCAATTGATGAGTGCGATGCCGAAAATGGCGAGTATTTAGGCGTTCTAGAAATTGCTAATACTGCAAATCCTGCAATAATGATTAAGGGAATAGCATTGAGCGACATCAAACAAATGATTTTTAAAGACGATTTGAAATATAGGATAGCAAGTCCCGTACTTATTCCCTCAAAAATTTACAGGCGTGACGAAGAAACGGGAGAAGAATACTACGTTAACGTAACTCCTGAAATTGTTGAACAAATGTTTGTTAAGTTCCAAAAGGATAGAAGTGGAAAAGACGTTTTTAACGACGAACACGACGAAGCTAAACGCGTACCTAGTTACATTCTAGAAACGTGGTTAGTTGAAACACCAAAGACTGATAAATCATTAATTACTTACGGTATTGAATGCCCTGAAAAGACATGGTTTGCAGTTCAACAATTCACAGATAAGCAAGCATACTTTGATTGTGTGGATAGCGGTAAAATTGGATTCTCAATTCACGGTGAAAGTGCGTTGAAATTCACAAAACAAGAAATTATTAAACCAATAAATATGAGCAAAAAGAGAAAGTTTGTCGCTCAATTCACGGAAGCAGTCGGAACGGATAGTGGTGAAGTAATCGTTACAGCAGATGTACTCGAAGTGGGTGCAGAAGTTTCTGTATTAGATGCTGAATTTACTCCAATCGAGAACTTTAGTGGAGATGTGACAATCGACGACGCTCCTGTAGTTATTACCGATAATGTTATTACGTCAATGGGTGCCGAAGAAGTGGAAATGGCAACCGAAGAAGTGGCAATAGAAGAAGTAGAGATGGCAGTTGAAGAAGTTGTCGAAGAAGTAGAAATGGCAGAAGAAACGCCAGCAGTCGAAGCTTACACTAAGGCAGAAGTTGATGCGAAATTTGATGAGATTTATTCAATGATTGCAGAATTGAAAGTCGCAGATGTGGCAACAGTTGAAGAAGTAGAAATGGCAGAAGTGCCGAAACAAGGCATGGAATTAAAGATGTCGAAAATAGAACAATTATCAAAATTTTTAAACAAAAAATAACATGAGCAGAAAAGTACATTTTGCAATGGACGTAACAAACAACGCGTTATTGCAAGTTAATCCAAAAGAATTTTACACGAAAGCGTTATTGTCTAACCGTTCAAGCGCACAATTTCGTCAATTACTTGGAATCAAAGAATCAACTAAAATCGCTTCTTTAGATTTCGGTACACTATTAACCGAGGCTGATTGTGATTTCGTTGCGAACGATTCTACATTGTCAGCAAAAACAATGGACGTTTGTAAAATCGCTTTGAACACAGAAGTTTGTCAATTTGAGATTGAGCAATCATTCTTAGCTGATTGGATGAACA